TCTAATAATGTATAGAAATCTTGATAATTATTACATTCAAAATTGTAAATCTTTGGTTCAGTTCCTTTCTCGTTTGGTGTGATTAAAATACCTTTAATAATGTTTGCCATTGTTCTTTCCTCCTAATAATACATTACTTTAAAGTCTTTAAAATTACTTATTTCATAGTGAGCGCCAATTACATCTAAATATTGTTCTATCAGTTCAATATCGCTTTCCAAATCAGCCTCGCCATTTTCCCTTACTTCGTTCTTATATTCTATAGCCTTCTTTAGTTCCAATTCATCAGCCTTTAAAATATAATCTACTTCATTTGTGTTGCTATCTTTTAATACTATTACCTGTTCCATAATCTCCTCCAACTTTTTACACGGATCAATGTAATTTTTGGTGTTGTAGTGTTATCGCCTCACTATTTTTTACATTAACGTTTGTAATTTTTATAGTATGGTCTAAATGTTCTTCCGTTGATAGTGAATATATCATCATCCCATTCGTGTAGCAAATTACTATAATATAAGCCATTTACTTTGCTGAAATCTCCTATCATTTGAATATCGCCTTCGCCATTCATCATTGCAAACTTTGACTTTGCTAGATAGAATATCATTTCTTGTATTTCTTTATCATAGAAATCTTTAGGTTCTCTTATTAACTTATCAAGATACTTTGTTATAAATAATGCTGTATCACTATATTCTTTGTTTTTAAAATCAGTTGTTATTTGAATTATTCCATTGTGTGCTATACCAATATCAGCCATAGCATTTAAAATCTTCATATCAGCCAAATTATGACTTAATGCGAACGGATGAGTCATCTCTTTATTGACACCGCCTTGTGTTGCAATTCTAAAGTGCATTACAACTGCATCATCATCAGTAATATTTTCTTGCTTAATTGCACTCATAAAATCAGTCAATTTCATAAAGCCTTTTCTAATAAATACATAGCCTCGTTTTGCTATCATATACCCTGCACCATCAGGATTTTTATTCCACATCTTTCTAATAATTTCATCACTAGGCATCTTAACGCCTTTTTCTTTTACACAAATTACACACATAATCTTTCGTTCCTCCTAATTTTTACATTTGTTCTTGTAATTTTTTTCAACCATTTCTTCCACTTCATCAATATAAACTAACTCGTGTCCGTTAGGATATAATTCATCTAAAGCCTTTTTTACGGTTTTAGTAGTTTTAATATTGTTTTTTTCTAAATGTTCTAATGCTTCACTATAACTTAATCGGCTCATATTACTTTACCTCCAATTTCTTTATTTGTTGTGATATATAGCCAATTGCTTGAATATAGCCTTTGTTATAACAAACATCTTCTTCTTGCAATTCACCACTTGTTATTTCTTTTTCCATATCCTTTTGTAATTTTTTCAAATCATCTAATAGTTCATCTTTAGTTTTTACATCAGCTGTTGTAATTTTTTCTTGTTCTTCAGGTTCATCATCATAATCATCATCGCCATACATTGTATAATATCCGCCAATTGTAATATCCCAATAGCCTTGCTCATAATAATAATCATATTCATTTTCATTTACATCTAATACCTGTAATCCGAAATGTTCATATAGCAAATCGCTAATTTCGTTATAAGCATCCTTTGTTATTTCAACACTAAATGTGTGTTCTACATCATCAATATCAACTTTCCAATTGCCACTTTGTGAGTGGTTGCAAGCCTCAACAAATATATATGTTGCCATTCTTACTAAATCAATTTTTCTAATATCAGTCATAATTTTTACGCTCCTATTTGTAATTTTTTATTTTTATCAACCTGGCTAGTGGCTTACTTTTTACATCAAACTATGTAATTTTTCAGCCACCAAACCATTTACCAAACTAATTTTTACATCAATACTTGTAAATCTTCTTCTTTAATAAAGCCGTTCTCAACTAAATATTTTTCATATTCAACGCTATCAGCCAAACACCTTTTAAGATAGTTCTTAAAGTTATCTAGTTTTGTCAATTGTGGATTGTATAATACTCTATTAAAACAGTTTTTATACCCTTTACTACTAATTATTAAGCCTACGTGTCTTAAACCCTTTAAATCATCAATTTCGCAGGGTTCTAAACAACCTTCAGTAAGTATAATATACTTAACGCCTTCTTTTATTAATTTGTAATCCTTTGGAGTTTCACTCCATAATTTGCTAGTTATCTTTGTCATATTATTCTCCTTTTTTAAGCATACCAAGATTCATATCTTTCGCCACCCTTATAGAGTGTTAGTGTATGGTGATGCCAACCTTTAACTGCAATTGCCTTGCCATTTTCATCTTTATAAAAGTCGCTAACTTGTTTTACTGCACCTTTTTCATTATCATCAATCCAAATGCTTGATGGTATTATCTCATATTCAGTAGTTGAATATTTATTATATTCAGCCATATCGCCATTTGCTCGGCTATCAATAACCTTTGGATATACTTCTTTAATTCTTACGCTTTTTTTACCTATTAATTCAGTAATTATAAAGAATGAGTAGTGAGTTTCATCATATCCGAACATCAGTTCAAGAATGTCGCCAACCTTCAAGCCGTGTTCTCTAATAACTTCTTTTTTTACATTGCTAGTTGTAATTTCTACTTGTTCGCCATTAAGTAGTTTTTCAACATCTTCAGGTTTTACCTTAAAACTGCTCCAAGATTCAGTTTTACCAAACCATCTAAAGCCATTTGATTTCAGTAAGTCAATTACTTGCTTACTAGGGCGTTCATTAAAATGAATATCAGTTGCACCCCATTGATTAGTTCTTACTTCGTAATTTTGTGTCATTGTTCTTTGCCTCCTATTCAATTACACTTCTATTATACGATATATCGTGTATATGTCAAGATATTTTTTATACGCTCTATCGTGTATTTTTATTAAGGTATCGCACCTACTTACGTATATGCCTATGCCTACTTACGTATATGCTGCCTGTTGCACGCCTGCAACTGCCTAGCTCGACTGTTCCAGCGGCTGCGTTGATCCGCAGGATTCTAATGATTCCGCCTCTTATATATACTTTGTATATATATCTTATGCTGTAAACCCTGTAAACCAACTATTTTTTACATTAATACTTGTAATTTTTGTCAATTTTCAGCCTTATCTTTGCTAGTTTTTACATAAACCAATGTAATTTTTACTAGGTTATTCATCCGACTTTTAGCAATTTTTACATCGGTCTATGTAATTATTCAGTATCAACTAGCATCAGCATTAGCAATTTTTACATTAAATCTTGTAATTTTTATAGATACATACTATGTAATTTTTGTTTCAAGACTGCTTTTATTAAAGTCCTATCTATGCCCATTTCTTCAGTTTCAAATGGTTTTGATATATCAACACAATATGATAAATATTTTTCATTTGTAATAACTTCATAAGCCGTGTTCGGTTTACGCCCTACTATTGATTCATATACATCAGCAACGCCATTATTTCGGTCATTTACTAATAACATTTTCAAATACATTTTTGCTTCAAAATTATTCTTTAGCATTTTTAAATCCTCCTACTTTTTACATTCTTCTTTGTAATAAATCATCATAGTTATTCTTACATTGTTCTTTGTGTATCTTCTTACAACTTCAATTGTTCCATTGTTTAATCTATTAGGCTTGCAATCTTTTCTTTCATAGCCTTCTTCGTGGTATATGCTATCCCAATAATATACATCTTGTTCATCATCAGTTCGCTTTGATAATAGTGTTATATCATCAACCTTCAAGAATATGTTTGCATATATAAACTTATTTTCCTTAACAACTTTGATTTCTACATCTTCAAATTGCTTTCTATCTTGCATTACATCATCAGCCACTGCCATTAAATAATCATTATTATTTAAGATTATTTCAAGGTTTTCAGGTGTGTCCTGTAATGATTCAAAATCATCAAATGTGCCATTATCAATTGCCTTATTTTTACAATATTCATTGTAATTTTCGAAAACTGCATTATTGCTATCGCCCACATAAATACTTCTAATTATACTTTTTACATCATCAGGTGTAATTTTTTGATTTCTTACTTCATCAATTGTTGTTCTTGCTGTTCTAATTTCTTTTCTCATATTAAACTCCTAATTTTTACATTTTTGGCTGTAATTTTCTCTAAACGCCTACAGCCTAAAGCGTATATTTTTACATAACAACTTGTAATTTTTCAGCCGTTCATATAAAGCCATTCATACTTTTTTACATATTCAGTTGTAATTTTTAATCGTTCCATTAAATCATCAGTAGCATTTTTTACATTCAGCAATGTAATTTTTACTCTTATAGAGTAGTGTTTTAAGTGTTATCGCTTCACTTTTTACATCTTCAGGTGTAATTATTTCTATTTTAGAAATTACCGAAATCAGTTTCAGTATCACTATTATTCTTGATTTCTTCGAAATCACTTCTTGATAGTGAGTTATTGCTAACACAATCAGTTAATCGCTTAATAACGTATTTATTACAACCCTTAAAGATTCTCTTTAAGTCATCACATTGTTCCCAACTAATATTCTTTACTGCATCTACCAAATGGAATATACATTCCATTGTATTTCTAAATGTGTAGTAATCAGCCTGTCCGCCTACTAATCTCAACTCAACTCTACCACTTTCAAAATGTGCATAATTAAATGCTATTCCGTGGCAACTTCTTTCTTCTCTACCATATCTTTCTAAATCAAATGATTTAGCATATTCAATTCTTGTAAAATCGTTCATCCTAGAACAGTATCCTGTTCTACTTCTACTACGCTTTACTAAATCACATATAAAATCGTAGTGTTTATTTACTATGTAAATAAGTTTCTTAATCGCAACTGCTTGGTCTTTCTTATTTGTTCCAAATAAGCCATTACTCATATTTACGTGCATTCCACAATTGCCACTTTGTGATGCTGATATACCAAACTTTTTAAACCATTCAAACATACGTTTGAATCCTGGATAGTTATTTCTAACAAACTCTTTTGTCATTACTTGAGTGATACACTCAATACTTGAATTGCCACTACACAAACTACCATCGTGTTGATACTTGAATAGTTTACTATTCAATTCACTTGTGCAAATCTTACTTATCACTTGTGATAAAGCCTCATCATCGTTGATACTCCAACATTCAGTTTCAATCTCAAGTCCGTATCCCTTTAGGATACGCTTCTCATCTAGCGTTCCATCCTTCTTTAGTGGTCTAAAGTTAGCATCTAACTTTATTACACGGTCGCTTGTAAAATACCCGTTTTCCACATAACCTTGAAATGCGTAATTACCTTCGTAATTATCTCTTTCGTGGTAGCCTTGCCCTATACTACGTATAGCCTCTAAATTACTCATTGATACACTTTTTCTCATCTTTCATTACCTCCTAATGTGCATTTTTTTGAGTTTTATAAATTATTCAATTTATTTGTCTTAACGTGTAGCGTATTCGCTGTCGTTTAAGACACCTATAGATTACACCAGGGTTTTTTGAGCGTTGATTTTTACAAGTCTTTGTGTAATTTTTTCCATATCGCTTGATAGATTATCTTAACATTTATGTTAAAATAGACACACGCTAGAATTATATATACTATGTATATATAAAAGCACGTTGATAGTGTATGCTTGATAGTATTTTAAATAGGTATGGCGTAAATTGAATACTGCGAACAGGATCCTTTAGAAAAAAATGTGCTTGGTTTTATACCCCCCCTACCAAGCTGAAACGACCCACCCCAAAATCACATACATATCCCCCCTGCACACGTTAAGGAATTTACCCTAACTGTAAGAAATATTACACACGGTATAATGTATATTTTAATAGGAAAAATACGCACAAAGTTCTATACGGTATAGCGTATATATTTTGTGAGAGTTTTGCCATTCAAGTTTCTCCCACGTGCGCATACGTATACAGGGGTGTGGGTGCGCACTAGATTTTCTATGCCTTTTTTCTTTATAATTTCTTTTTTGGGTAAGAAATAAAACTAAACGTAGAGATATAAGTTAACGTTTCAAAAGGGTATTTTTTCGTTATAGTTTCTTTTTTCTATTTCTTTTAGAGCAAGAAGTAAAATAAAGTAGATTTAATTACCAAAAAAAATAGTTTATTTTAAAGGTGAGGTGAATCTTATGCAGTGTGAAGTTTTAGATAGAAGTGAAAACTTAATAGAGAAGATAGCTAAAGATGATCCCGAGTATCAAAGGGTATTAAATTCTATAGTCGAGAGAAAGAAAAAAGACAAGACTACAAAGAAGGAGATAGCCGAGATTACGAAAGAGATACTTAACAGTGAGGCGGTTAGATTTGATGATGATGTTGGTGTGACCTTTGGTGAATTAATGGTTGCAGGAGCGATAGCTAATAACATCAGCAATAAGAATCTAGGCTTTAAAGAGTTAGGTGATTTGCAAAAGGTATTAGGTGAACAAGCGGAGGAAGAAAAAGGTGTAGTAATCAATGTTATAACTAACGGACAGGATTTAGGTGATTAGAATATGCCTGTAAGTCAAGTTATAGGAAGTCATAACTACATTGTTCCAAAGCTCTATCCTAAACAGCTGCAGTTTTGTCAATCAAAGACAAAATTTACTTTATATGGCGGTGCTAGAGGCGGCGGTAAGAGTTATGTTATTAGACCTAAAGCAATAACATTAGCACTAAAGTATGATGGTATCAGTATTCTAGTAGTAAGAAGAACCTTTAAGGAGCTTGAGGGTAATCACTTGGACGAGTTTAGAAGGCAGTTAAGAGGTATTGCAGTCTATAATTCAAAGTTCTATAGGTTTGACTTCCCTAATGGTTCAGTAATTAGGTTTGGTTATGCTAATACTGATTCGGATATGGATAATTATCAAGGTCAGGCGTTTGATTGTATCTTTTTAGATGAGGCAACACACTTGACTGAATTTATGTATATGAAATTTACCGAGTGTTTGAGATTAAGTGATGGTATCAAGTTGTATCTTGAGAAGCATCCTAACGAACACTTTAGTCCTAGATGCTATTTAACAGCGAATCCAGGTGGTGTAGGACACACTTGGGTTAAGAGATTATTTATTGATAGACAGTATAGAGATGGTGAGGAGGCTAGCGACTACTCATTCATACCTGCACTTGTTTATGATAATGAGTTCTTAATGAAAGAGAATCCAAGCTATGTAAGACAGCTAGAGGCTTTACCTGAAAAAGAGCGTTTAGCAATGTTATATGGTGATTGGAATGTCTTTGAAGGTCAGTTCTTTGAGGAGTTTGATGAAGAACTACACGTATTTGATCCATTGAATTTTGACTATGATGTAGAAACTAATAAACCAATTAATTTCACATTAAGCCGAAATGGAAGAATTTATAGACATAGAGATTACGGTTTAGATAAAACCGCTTGCTATTGGACTGAATTAGTTGAGGATGGCACATTCTATGTTTATAAGGAATTATATGAATCTAATTTAACAGTCACTGATTCAGGAAATAAGATTAATTTACTTACTTCACCTGCTGAACCAATTTATAGTGATATATGCCCACCTGATATGTATAATAGACAATCTCAAACAGGCAAATCAGCTGTAGATGTGTTAAGAGCAAACTGTAATCAGTTCCCTACTAAAGCAAATAATGATTTAGAGGTAGGCTGTATGATGCTAAAGGAATTGTTAAGAACGAATCCGAAAACAGGTAAACCATTCTTACAAATTTCTAAATCGTGTCCTGAATTAATACATAGTATTAAGTTTATACAACACGATGAAAAGAACCCTAATGTATATGCTAAAGATCCACACGAGTTGACACACGCCGTTGATGCTTTAAGATATTTAGCTACAAGCTATACATATACACCTGATAGAATGGCTAGACCTACAGCGCCAAAAGAGTTTCATTTTAGCGATTATGCACTTGAAACAGGTGAGTATGAAAAAGATGATAGTGATGATGAAGAATATAGTATTGTTGACTTAAATAGGATGTGGTAGAAGGTATGGAAAATAAGAAATATTATATTATGACAAGTGAACAAAAAGAGATGCTTCAAAATATATTAAAGGCGGTTGATATTGACTTTGAAGATTTTTTGCTTATTGGAAATATGAGAGAGTATGATACGGTTGTAAAAAGAGTTGAGGCTAAAATCGCCGAGTATCAAACTAATTTAATTCAACTTAATAACCGTATAAATGCAGTTGAAGAAAGATTGCAGCAAATGGAAGCTGATAGCTTGTTAGGGGTGATGAACCAAAATGAAAGTTATTAAACTAGACCTACAGTTGTTTGCTATAGGTAGAAGAAAAGAAATTGAAAAGCTAAAGAACGAGGCTAGTGATGTTTACCAAAAGTTTCAAGCAAGTGATAGATACAAGGAACAAAAAGGTATCATTACTGATGCTAAACGTAGTGTAGATTTCTATGAAGGTAGACAATGGCGAGATTTTAAAAATAAATTACCATTTGAGAACCCTACAATTAACGTTGTTGGTAATATGGTAGATTCAAAGGCTGCTTCAATTTTAAATAAGACTTGGACTATTAATTATGTTGTAAATGATGATACAGCACAAACTGATAAAATTAATAAGTTTACCGAGTGGCAAATGAAACAGCTAAAGCAAGATGAATTAAATGCTAGACTTACTTATGATGGCTTAAATAAAGGAACATTTATTTTGTATCTTTATTGGGATGAGGATGCAGTAGGTCAAATGGGCGTTATGGATGGTTCAGTAAAGGCTACTACAATTGATATTCAAGATATTGCAGTTGCTAACCCTACAAATACTGATGTTCAAACACAAGAGTATATAATAATTCATTCAAGAGAGAGTATTAGAAAGGTTAAGGAAATATGTGATACCTTAATCAGCGATAAAGAAAAGGATGAATTAATCATCCCTTATGAGTATGAATCTAATTATACAAATGATGTAGAGCAAAATAATGAAGTAATGACTGATGTCTATACAAAGTTCTTTAAAAAGGATGGCGAGGTTTACTTCCAAAAGTCAACTAAAGACATTTTAATTCAAAAGCCTACACCATTAAATCCATTTGTGACAAAGAACGTTATTAAGCAAAAGCAAAAGGAATTAGAGGAAGAAAAGAAGGAACATACAACAGCTGAAACTGAACAAATAGGAGATCCTATTAATCAGGAAATGATGACTAAAGCTAAAGATGAGAAAACACCAAAGGAAGAATTAGAAGAAAAACTAAAGGCTACTGATTATCCTATTGCAATGAACTCATTTATTAAGAGAGATAATTGTATTTACGGTGTTTCATTTACAGCTCAATTAATAGCGCCACAAAAGAATATTAATCAATTAGTGGCAACAACACTATTAACTGCTACTAAACACGCTATGCCTACAATTGTAGTTAAGCAAGGCGCTTTAGGAACACAAAGCCTAGACTTTAGTAAGCCAGGTAAAGTAATCGTAGATTACTCACCACCAGGTGAAGAAGGTGTTAAGTCATTAAATCTAGGAACATTACCTACAAAGCATTATGAGTTAGCACAATCAATGATAGCAATGCTAAAGGATGTCTATAGAACAAATGATATTTTAAATGATGGTAGAAACACAGTAAGTGGTCTATCAGGTTATGCAATGTCATTAATTTCTTCTTTACAAGATAAGCCGATAGCACAATGGCAACAAGAATTAGCTAGACTTATTGAACAAGAAGGTAGAATCCTTGAAACATTCTATAAGCTATACTATAGAAATAAAAAATTCACTTCACAAAGAACTGATGCTGAAGTGTTAAAAATGAAAAATGAAAATCCTAATATGAATATTGCACAATCAACAACTGATATATTTAATGGTGAAGATTATTTAGAAACACCATTTAATGTAAGTGTTGAGGTAAGTGAAGGTGCTAAAACAAATGAAACATCAATGGTTGGTTTAATGGAAACATTATTCTTAAACGGAACAATAGAAAAATTAAGTCCTGATACATTGATGATGTGGTGTGAATTAATACCTAATAGCGTGTTCCCTAAAAAGAACCAATTAAAGCTATTAATAGAGCAAAGACAAAACTCTATGATTACTCAATTGACACAGCAAGTTCAGGATCTAACAAACCAATTAGAACAAACTGCAGCAAGAGAGAAGTTCAAAGAGCAAGAATATAACGGTGCAGTAGCACAATATCAAGCACAGTTAAAGAATCTACAAAATCAAGGTAGATTTATGGCAGCGTTGCAAGGGCAACAACAGCAAGCCAAAAATAAAACAAATTAAAAATCGGCAAGGCGTTGGCTGAAAATAGTTCCCATACCTCCTTACCCTTAAAGGAGAGTTCATATAGAAAGGAAATATGAAAAAATTTTTAATCAATTTACAGTTATTCGCAACTGCGGATGACAACACACCTACCGAAGAAGATGAAAAGGTAGAGAAAGATGAACCTACTGAAGAAGTAGAGAATGATGATGACACACCTGAATTTGAAGATACTGAAGAAGCTGATGAAGTAGATGAAAAGGCTGATGAAGTAGAAGAAGATGAGGATGTCAAAAAGAAGAAAACCAATAAGGAAAATGCTGAACGTAGAATTGCTGAAAAGCAAAAAAAAGAGCAAGAGAGAAAAGCCAAAGAAGAAAGAGAAAAAATTGAGCGTGAAGCATACTTTAAAGGTTTGAAAAGGGCGTTAGGAGATAAAAATCCTTACACCAATAATCCTATCGTTGATGATGAAGATTTAGAAGAATACGAGATTATGAAGAAATTGGAAGAACAAGGAAAAGATCCAATTGAAGATTATTCGGAGTATATCAAAGAACAAAAACGAGAGGCTAAAAAAAAGGCTTTAGAAGATTCCAAAGCTGAAGAAGAAAAGTTAAAGTTCGCACAAGACAATATCAGCGAAGTTGATAAAAAGTATGGTGAAGGAACAGCAGCCAAATATTTACAAAATGAAAACTTCAAGAAAATGTTTAGTAGCGCTTTAAATAGCAAAGCTCCACTGCTAGAGGCTATCGAAAACTATATGTCTATCGAGAAATATATAGAACAAGAAAGCCAAGAAAAAGCGTTAGAAAAGGATGCTAGAAGAAAATCTAGTCCTGGAAGTATGGGTAAAGGCTCTCCTTCTCCTAAAAAGTCAGTTAATGATATGTCTAGTGAAGAATTTAATTCATATTTAGAAAAAGAATATGGAGTAAGAATACATTAGAAAATAGAAAAGGAGAAAACAAATGAAGAAGAAAAATTTAAACTTACAATTATTTGCTACTAAAACTGAATATTCAGGAAATGATCCAATTGATTTAAAGTCACCTAACACTACAACTTATGCAGGTTATAAAGACCTAGAAGATGAAACTTATGAAGTGTTAGATAGAACAATTGCTGAAGCAATTTATGAGGAATATACATTCGAAAAGAAGTATTCCGAAGCTATTAATGTAAACACTAACGAAGGACAAGACTTCGCTATTGAAAAATTCACAAAGTATGATGCTAATATCAATGAATTACAAGAAGGTGTAGTTCCACCTGAAGATGCTCCAATGGGCAAGATTCAATTCAAGTTCACATTAGCTGATTACGGTGGATATGCAACATTTACTGATAAGGTAGATGTATATTCAAAGAATGGTAAAGGCACACTAGCTAGATTACAAAAGCATCAAGGTTTATCAGTTGGTGAAAAGTTCCAATATAAAGTTCGTGATGTTATGTATTCATCACCAAATAGATGGTTCGCAGGTGTAGCCACTCCTGCCGCAACATTAGCAGGAACACGTGCTTTAGTTAAGCCATTACAAATTGATGATTTTAGAAAGATTAGAACTAAATTAAAGAGAATGAAGGTTAAACCTTTCGCTGATGGTTTCTACTATGTATTAGTATCACCTGAAGTAGAACAAACAATGTATGATATTACAAAGACAGTTGAAGGCTCAAAATATACATTCCTAGAAATGCAAGGTTTCAAGCAAAATACAGTTGACTTAAAGGATGGCTCAATTGGTTCATTCCTAGGCTTCAAGTTCTTCACTGAAGATGCTTTAGGAGAAATCAAGGACATTAATGGAAATGCAATTGTAGGTGCTGATGGTAATAACATTCACGGTTGCGTTATTTTAGGTAGATTCCAAGGTGAGCGTGGTCTTAAAACTGTTAAGTTATCAGGATATGGTAAACCAAAGACAATTGTTAAACCTACAACAGCAGGTGGCGCAAGAGAGAACCCATTAAACCAAATTGGTTCAGTTGGTTGGAAGATGATGGGTTGGGCATCATTCGTTCTATATGCTGAAGCAGTAATGGTTTATGAATGTGAGAGCGATATTGCAGTTGCTGAACCATTCGATGAAACTTCAAGAGCTAACTATTCAGGCGGCGTGACAGGTAAGCGTGGCAATGATGGTAAGTCAGTTGCAGTTGCAGCAGGAAACAAGAAAACTATTAAGAACGGTGTAAATTCTACTATCTTCACTGATGATACAAATGTAGATGGTAAGACTGACCCTGTTCAAAATGGTAATTCCTAGCCATTAAATAAAGTGAGGAGGTATTAATAATGGCATACAATAAAGAAAGAGTAAATTTCGAAATTCAACTAGATGATAAGAATCCTAATGATACTCAATATGAAATGTTTGTTCAAGGAAAGCGAATTGCTATTCCTAAAGACAAGGAAGTTCAAGTAGAACCAATTGTAAAAGACATTTATAGAGAGTGTTCAGCACTAGCAAGAAAGGCTAACAAGCGTAATAAAGAGCTAGTAGTATTTAGAGATCCTGAAAACTAATTGAAAAGGGTAAGGGTGTAATTATTTGCCCTTGCCCTTATTTTTATAAAAAGGAGTTATTAAGAAATGAAATTAAAACAATTAATAGCATTAAGTTTACAATACCTAGAGAGTGATGCTGAAATTAATAGCAGCGAGTATGATGTTGAAGATTTAATTAATAACGATGTATTCGGTGAGTATATTAAAAACATTGAATCGCCAATTTACAGTGCAATTGCTAGATATACTTCGAGCTTAATTCTACCTATTCAAGAGATAGAGTTAAAGAACAAGATGACAAAACTAGAATTTACAAGAATAACTGTAAAAAATGATGAAGATAACTCCGAAAGAATACTTAATGTTAAAGAAAAAATATTTAAGAAAATTAAAGAGGTTTATGCTTTAGATAGCAATTATAAAATCGTTCATAATGTTCCTTATGTGTTAATTGGTTCTAAATTAATTATCACAAACTTTAATAGCAATTATACATACTTTGCAGTTTACTTCCCTAATGTTATGTATTTAGATAACTATAGAGATAATAGCCAAGATATATATGATGTAGATTTAGCTTATTTAAAGGTAGTAGATGATAATTTAGGTGAGGTATATGTAAATATTCCTGATGAAATGGCAATAAACATTAAGTATATGGTTTATAGTGAGCTAAAAATGGAAGATTTTGCAGCTTTAGCCAATAATAATAAAAACTATTTTGAGGCTTATTTAGCTCAATGTAAGAATGATGCACAAACTCAAAATTATCAAGATGAGCTAATAGGAATAGATTATGGTGATAGATATGGCTATAAAGAAAATAATAATGATAGTGAAGGTTATGGTGGAATAGATACTTATGTTAGGTATGTTGAAGAAAATAATAATAATGGTAATGGTGGTGATTAGTATGTCAGCTGTTAAATTTAACACTTCAAACTTAAATGAAACTACATTTGATTTATACCAAGTAAATGATTTTAACGGCGTGGATTATACTACAACACCTACAAAAGTAGATGATTCAAGAGCAATTGAAATGTCTAATTATCTTCCTGAAGGAAAGACTTTAGCTAAAAGATATGGCTATGATAAGGTAATGAGTATCTTCGATGTTGGCGATGTCACATATAATAATCAAACATATACAATTGAAGATACAACAAATGAGTTTAGAGTTGTTGAGTATAAAGATTACTTATTAGTATTTATTGGTAGAAAAATAGAAGAAGGTATATATAAAACATATATAAAGATTTACAATAAGAGTGATTTGAGCTTAAGGGCTCAATATGATGAAAATTGGTTGAATTTAGGTAGAACACCGCACGGATATAAATGCGAAACAACACCAATTTTTATTATAGATGATAAAATATATGCCTTTGTGTTTAATGATTATTATGTAATCGGAGTATATTCACTTGGTAATTTTTACATTAACAAATTAAGAGATGGAATAGGAATCACTGAAACAAGCCAACACAATTTTAATGTGCATAATAATAATGCTCCTGAATATGAAGCACTAGGTATTGGCGTTCGACCTTATATTCCTACATTAGCATTAAATTATCAACCTAAAGGTTCAACAAGTAAGAGTATTGATTATGAGCAATTAAATATGTTAAGTCCATACTTTTATTTAGAGTTCTTTGTGACATTTAAGGCAATTAGAACAAATAATCAAATTACTGATTGGGAGATTGAAAATCCTAGTTATGATATTCAAACATTAATGGAAAGCGCTACATTAGTGTCAAGTTCATTTGATATAAGATTAACTGATACATCAAGTTTAAACGGTAATACAGGTTTCAAAATATCAGCCGCTATGGATGGAGGAATTGTGACACTTTCTATGGATACACATACGGCAGGTGGAACAACAACTAAATATTATGATATTCCTGAAAAAACTGTAGTAGCAATGCAAAACAATCAGCCAATTTATTCATACCCTGATGTAGCTGAAGTAAAAGGTGATTATGCGACAGTTAAATTAAAAGTTAAATTTAATAAAGGCTTTGATAATTCAAGCGAAATATTTAATTGTAGTAATGGTATAACTTACGGCGTAAATAATTCAGCTGATAGAATATTTGTATCTAATAAAAATGTAGATTATCATACATTAGATTCTAATGGCAAGCCTGATTATACATACTTTGGCGATACAACATATACAGCTATTGGATCTAGCGCAAGTGATATTATAGGCTATCAAATATTAAATGATGGTTCTATGGCTATTTTTAAAGATGATAAGGATGCTACAAACGTATTTATTAGAACAGGAAGAATTAATACAACAGTAGAACAATACCAGGTTTATGATTATATTAATGAAACACAAGTCAATTATGACTACTTAAAGAGTGAAGAAATCTATAAGGTAATTTCAAGTGGTTTGTTAATTAAATCATTAAATAAAGATACTAAATTTTGCTTGTATGACAATAAATTAATATTCAATACAACTTATGGCGTTTATTATTTGAACTTAAATAATACAACTTCTAGTCAGTCTTATTCTAGTAAAGAACTATCATATTATATACGTAATGATTTAGGAACTAATATAGATAATTCATCAATTATAGTTTATAAAGATAGGTTATATGTAGCTAGAGAGAATAAAGAAGGCGAAATGAGAGTATATGTAGCTGATAAAAATAGATACTCATTCATTAATAGCGAATTGCAATATGAATGGTGGTGCTTGGATAATATTCCTGTATTTAGTTTCTTCTCATACGATGATGAATTATTATTTATTGATAAATACTTTAATATGTATAAATTCAATGAAGGACAATTCTATGATGTTATAGAATATAAAACTAATTCGGCAAAGTTTGCCGAACAATTAGTAGATACTGAATTAGCTTTTGATTATTCTTATGAAGGTATGATAGTATCACCTACAAGCGAAACTTGGGGTAAATTATATAGTATGTGGAATTTTAATTCATATTTAGATAAACGAGATTTAGGCGTAATGTCAAAGTTAATTAAAGACTATGTATCATTAAAATTCACTAGATCCGTTTATATGGATTTAGTAGATTCAGGTTTCAATTGGCGTATTGATTTAATGACAGGAGGAATAAAATTAATATTCACAATAGGCACAAATCAACAAAAAGAACATTTAGATTTTATAACTAAAATGATTTCAAATAATCTACCACTTTATATCAACAATCCTGCTTATAATGATGGTGATGGAAGCATTTATGTTAAATATAAATATAAAGCTAATGAAAGTCTTGATATTGAATATGAAAGTGATAATACAATAACATATACTGTTCCACTTGAATTAGATACTATAGGTTATTCTATAGGTTCACAAGACCAAAGTAGAAATGTATTAATAGATATTTCAGGACAAGAACTAAAAATTAATACAATGTATCATATAGAAGATAATGAATTTAATGTTTTAGATTATGAGTATGTTATTGGCAAGGGTTGGTGTGATAAATATGGCGAAGTTTTCGGAACAGCAAAACCTAGACTAATAGATTTCACACTATTTGATATACCTGTTAATTTCTATGATGAAATGGATAAGGTAAATACTTATGAAGCTGTATTTGTTATTAAAATGCCTGTATTCAGCGTATGGTGTAGTAAGTTTACTAATTTCAATAGTATAGATGTATTAAAATCAACAAGAAGTATTCACTTTACACCTGAAACAAGGCGTGGTGGTTATACAAGTGTTGGTTATAGAATAATGAGAAAGACAGGCGACTTTGTAAATGAGAATTATAAAGCAGTATTAAGGGATGTTTACTATAACACTAGCTTTGCATCTAAAGGATTCAATTTTGAAAATATTGACTTTGGAAATGTAGATTTTAGAGGTGAGGCTTTTGGTAGATCCTACAGTGCAACAAAAAAGATTAAGCACTTCGAATATTTACAAATAAGAATGTATAATGACAATTTCTACGATAGTTCAATATCTCAACTAGCAATTAGATATATGTATAGTAGAAACAACAAGGGGGTAAAATAGAATGAAAACCATAGCACAATTAATTACTGAACTAGGAATAACAGGCAATGAAACAATTAAGCAATTAGTATCAAAGCTAAATGCAGTCACAGTAGATGAATTAAATAGCATTAAATCAATTTCTATTATGCCCTTACCTAGTGTTGTCACAAATAAAGCTGATGAATTAAAAACTAGACTACTAAATACAGTAGCCGATAAAGATAAAGGTGCAGTGTCTATCATAGATAAGCGTATAGCCGTGTTATATGCCATTTTAAACAAGTTTAGTGATGTAGTTGATGAAACAGTCATTACCAATATAAATACGGCTATTTCGAACCTACAAACAAATGTAGAAAACATTAATGGTTCTATTTCAAATATCACTTTAAGATTAGAAACTTTAGAAGGTATTGTCGAAAATGTTGCTACAAAGGATTATGTAAATTCAGCAGTCGGTTCAATTACTAAACAAAGTCTAGGTTTAGGCAATGTAGATAATACAAGCGATATTGATAAGCCTATTTCTATGGCTACTCAAAGTGCATTAGATGAAAAAATAGATGCTAGCGAAGTAAGAAATAGATTAGATGATATTTCAACTACAGCGCCTTTATCAGCTTATCAAGGAAAAGTCCTTAAAGATTTAATAGATGGTATTCAAGCAGTATTACAATCAAATGATACTGATTTAGATACAATACAAGAGATAGTTTCATATATTAAGAGTAATAAAACATTAATCGAAAATATTACAACTTCTAAAGTGAATGTTGCTGATATTGTAGATGGTTTAACAAGTGCTATTTCTAATAAACCTTTAAGTGCAAATCAAGGTTATATCTTAAAAGGATTAATTGATGGTTTAGCTACATCAAAGCAAGACAAGATTAATTCAAACAACAAATTAAGTTCGGATGATGTTGATGATGAAGGAAGAACACATAAGTTTATTACTGAAGCCTTATTAAATCAAATTACTACAAACCAAAACAGTATTAATGGTATTAAAAACGGACAACAAATAAATAACTTTGCTGCCGTAGAACAAGCATTAGGCAATTTAAGCGGTGTTTATGAAGTTAAGCTAACTGATTTTACAATTGTAAATGTCGATGGCTCAAAATACCAGGTTAATTTTAGTAATGATATTATTGCAGCTATACAAGACTTTAAACAACCTTTATATTTCAGTTCAACTTTAATGACTGCAATATCAGGTTCAAGCTCACCTTCAATGTATTTTACACCTAACTCTCACAATAATACTGTATATACATATTTTTGTGGTTTAAGTGGTGTAGAATTTATGAAACTAACAATAGAAGATGTATCAAGTGATAATTTAGGCTATAGTTATACTATTAACATTCAAGATGAACAATTTAGTGGTGGTTCAGGCGGAACAACAGTAAGTGGCACAAATGATGGCGCAAATTGGACTAGCATAACAATAGGAAATGAAACCTACGCAATACCTAGTGGCTCATCTAGTGGTGGTAGTGGTAATGGCACAGCTTTAAAAGTTATTGAAGAAAACGGATTATTGTTTGGTGCACCTATAACATTTATGACATATCAGTTTGATGAATATTGCAACTTTTTATCACAGGGTATGGGTATCACAATAAATGAAAGTAATTTTCAAACAATATGGGCTAATGCTAGTGAGTATGAAAAATTAACTGCAATAGCATATTTAATGGTTTATTCAATAGTTGTAAATTATGATGGTATGCAAGTTGTATCTTTTAAAACAACAACTAATCAAGTTGATGGTGTTGATATAGTAATTGCATTAACAATTAACACTTTCAACGCAAATGGAACATTAAATGCAGTAGTTAATCAAAATGGTTTATCAAATTCATCTCTTTCTATCACAACAATAGGTGGTGGAAATGGTGGTAGCAGTGCTTCAAGTGGTGAAACATTAGTATCTATTACATTGACTAATTTAGATGTTAGAGCTATGGATGACTCGGAAGTAAGAATATATGATATGCACATTTTTTGCACTAAAACTAGATGGGATTCATTTGTTGCATTGGCAAATACTGTTTTTGGTTATAATGTGACTTATGAGAACGTAGGAACATTCTTTACTAACGCTAATAATCAACAACAAGAAACATTTATAGGTTATCTTTTAAT